GCTTAAACTATACCCTTTTTCGGACAATAATAGATAAGAATAGGCACGTAATCCATTAAAAGAAATGAGGCGTTTAATTATGCCTACAGGATGGTTTGATGGATTTGTAGAGTGCGATGTAGGCGGTTGTCCATCTAAGGTTAAGGGTTATTTTGAACTTGGTGATCTCTTGCTTGGTTTCTGTCAGCACCATTTCTTCGTTCATGAAGATATCCTGCTTCGAGCAGGTTGGAAAGTGGCCGCTAAAGATGGTGTGCTGATCAAGGACAGCAAAAGAGATAAAAAAAGATAAGAGCGAATAAGAGAGAACAGAGATGTCTAGACGGAAATCACCCGAGGATAGAATCCGCCGGGGTGGTGTCGTATATGATGACATCCCTATTTGCTGGGATGGCGAGATCAGGGGTCCGACACTCCCGGATGACAAGAAATGGTGTCAGCAAACCCGGTCATGGTGGCAGACTATCAGGAAGTCCGCTCAGGCGATGGCTTTCCAGGACACTGACTGGCTTCATTTCCTTGACACTGCTCGGCTTCATAACAAACTTTGGAGCCCGCAACAGGTGGTTGTGAAGAACGAGCTTGGTCATGATGAAATTAAATGGGTAGATATCAAGCCGTCAGAAGCGGCAACTCTCGCTGGGGAGATCCGTCGTCGGTGTGAGAGTTATGGATTTACATGGGCAGATCGACGGAAGTTCGGTATTCACATCACCACTCCTGAGCAGGCAGCTAAGGAGGCTGAAGCAGTTACTCGCAACAGCGCGGTGGACTACCGCAAACGACTGAATGGATTGAGCTAGAGGTGGCATATACACAAGCAAGGGTAGACGCTGCACTGGATGCTGCTAACAGACGGTTAGATTCTAGTTGTATTGTAAGCTCACTATAGATCTCGGTATTATAATTTAGAAGAAAGTGAGTCATTGTAATGTCACACCTCGTAACGCTTATCAAGGGTCAATATCGGCATGTAGATGAATACACTCAGGGCAACACTTACGCTGACGAAATTGATGCTGGTGCCCATGAGGGCAAGTTTCGTCATGTTGATGAATATCGTGTTGCTAAGATTCACTACGACGCTGACCTAGAATCCGATAATGAGATTGACCCAGAATCCGATAGTGAGATTGAGGCTCCGTAATGGAAGTCGATACATCTGACTGGAACGATGAAGACTTCGAAATGGCTCAAGAGCTTGGAGAACTTGTTCGAGAGCAAGAGAAGTTGAAACAGATAATAAAAGATATGTTAAAGGATTAATATGGCTGACCTGTCAGCAGCCGGACGGCGTAGACATGCAAAACGAGGGGAAGCTTTGCCGGATGGCAGCTTCCCCATTGTTAATCGCGAAGATTTAAGAAAAGCTATTAAGTTGGCAGGTCACGCCAAAAATCCGGCTAAAGCCAGAGCATTTATTAAACGACGAGCTCGCGCTCTTGGGCTTTCCCACATGATCCCGAATAGTTGGAAATAACATGGCTGCGAAAAAGAAACAGCCCCCAAAGAAGGCTGCAACCGCTAAAAAGACTCCTCCGCAAAACGACCCAAAGGCAAACGCCAAGGCCAAGAACGCCAACGCCAATGCTAAGAACGCGAACGCTAAGAAGGCAGCGGCGAAAAAGCAAGTTCCGCCAAAGAAGAAAAAGAAATAATCTGGCCCCAGGAGGGGCAAAATGAACAAAAATGTTGACCCCAGGAGGGTCATGTTACCAAGCTTAGAGGACTTCACATCAGGAAAAATTAAAACTCTTGGTTGGGAGGTTCTAGCATGGGGAAGTGCTATGCTAGGGCAGCCCGATGGTGAATACAAAGGGCAACCGTGGGAATATACCCCTGAACAGGCTCTCTTTATTCTAAGATTCTATGCTGTAGACGACGAAGGTAAATTTCTCTATCGTCGCGCAGTGCTTGAGCGAGTTAAGGGTTGGGGAAAGTCTCCACTGGTGGCTGCTATCTGTTGCACTGAATGCTTTGGCCCTGTTCGTTTCGATGGGTGGAATGCAGATGGTGAACCTGTAGGTGCTCCAGCATATTCTCCTCTTGTCCAAATTGCCGCCATCTCTGACAGTCAGGCTGACAACACCATGGTGCTTGTTGGTGAAATGTTGGCGGAAGGTGAAGCAGCTAATATTCGTGGTATTGAGATTATGCTAAGTAAGGTAACAGCTCCAGGTCAACGAAAGATCGAGAAGGTTACTGCTTCCCCCCGTGGTCGTGAGGGTAACCGTGCGACATTTGTTGTGATGGATGAAATGCTCTGGACCGGTACGCCGGTGCAGACTCCGTCCGGTTGGACAACTGTCGGCGACCTCAATGTCGGCGACCTGGTTTTCGACGAGCACGGCCAACCGACCCCTGTGGTCAAAGTTACCGAGGTCGTCAACGACCGCCCCTGCTACAAGCTCACCTGGCCCGACGGCACGTCCGTTGTCGCCTCTGAGGGGCACCTTTGGTACACCAAGGTGGCCTGTTCGGCTGCGAAGCCGAAGGTCCGCACCACCGGTGAGATGTTCCGCGACGGCCGAAAGTTCATGACACCTCGGCCGGGTTGCGTTCAGTTCCCACACCGAGAGCTGCCACATAACCCCTATGTCGTAGGGCTGTGGCTCGGTGACGGCGCTTCGTATACGCCAATGCTGACGATTGGCCGCAAGGACGAAGAAGCGCTTCGCAAGATCCTGGCGGACGAGGGCTTCCCTCCTCTTTGGGAGAGCCGCAATCCAGGCAGGGCGCTGGCTTACCGCTTCGGTTACAAGAAAGACTGGGATCTTCCCTACGGCGACAAGCACATCCCTCGCGAGTACCTAGAGTCGGCTGAGGATCAGCGCATCGCCCTGCTGCAAGGGCTGATGGACTCTGACGGCTGCATCGACACCAACGGCTACGCCGTTTTCGTCAACCAGAACAAGCGCCTTGCCGAAGACGTGTTTGAGCTGGTGCGGTCCCTCGGCCTCACTGCGTCCCTGACCAGCCGCCTGGATCGTCGCTACGGCAACAAACGCGTCTACAAGGTGGGTTTCCGCCCAGACCGCTCTGATGTCGTGCGCCTCCCGCGCAAGAAGGAGCGCATCAAGGAAGGCAGTCGGCAAAGCGATTGGGTGAGCTTCAGTATTGAGCCAACAATAACGGTTCCGACGAAGTGCATCGGTATTGATACACCGACGCACCTTTGGCAGGCCAACGGTGTTGTGACACACAACACCCACCTCTGGGTGCCGGCAGAAAAGGGTCCTGAGCTAGCAGCCGCTCTTCGTCGTAACGCAGCTAAGATGGGCGCTCGCACTATTGAAACAACCAACGCTCATGTTCCTGGAGAAATGAGTGTTGCTGAAAACTCCTATAATGCTTTTCTTGAGATGATGGCTGGCGGGACTTACGATACAGCCCTTTTATTTGATAGTCGAGAAGTTCATGTTGATGACATCTACGACAAAAACAAAGCTATACCAGCCCTATTGGAAGCCTATGGAGACGCTGCAAAAGAGCGCGGTGGCTGGGTAGACATTGAACGTATCTTTGCTGAAGTCTGCGACCCTAACGTCAAAGAACATGAAGCACGTCGATTCTATTTCAACGAGAAAACCGAGGGTAAATCAACTTGGATTTCTGAAAATGACTGGAAGAATTGCTACAACGAAGCCATTCATTTAGATATCGAAAACGACATCTTTGCTCTTGGTTTCAAAGGCGCTGTTCGTAATGGTGCAGCCGCATTAGTGGCATGTCGACTCACTGATAACGCACTTTTCCTTCTTGGTCTATGGGAGAAACCCGAACATGCTCCGATGGACTGGGAGGTACCTTATGCAGATGTCGACGCACGTATTCGTAACCTTCTTAAGATGGAAACCTGCTTTAAGCTAGTTGCAGATCCAGAGCATTGGCAAGAAGTGCTTGGTCGTATGTATGCTGACTACCCTGAAAAGGTTGAGGAATTTTGGTTTACGAAAAACCGTGGTAAGGCTGCTAAGGCAATTGAGCAATTTGAGACAGCAGCAAAAAGTAAACGGTTGCAGTGGGCAGATCCCAATTTGTCTAAGCATATTTTAGCTTGTCACACGTTAGAGACTCCGCAAGGCACCATTATTCGAAAAGAAACAGAAAAAAGCAAGCGGTATATCTCTGCGGCACAAGCGGCAGTTTTGGCGCTAGAGGCAACCATGCTGAGCGTTGAAGAAGGAGCGCTGAATTCAGGCAGCAGCTTCATATACTCATTCTAATCTGGAGGATACAACGACATGGTTGATGTCGCACCGGGTTCTCCGGATTTTTGGCTTGGTAGGTTGATGCATCGCCTTGGAGAGCGTCAAGATCGTTTCGCAAAATTAGATCGGTACGCTCGGGGGGAACATGATGTTCCCGATGGCGATCGTCGTTATGTGCGTGCTCTCAGTGACCTTCAAAAGAAGGCAAAGACGAATTATATCGGTCTTGTACTAAAAGCTGTAACGCAAAGGATGCGAGTTAAGGAGTTTAAGTTCCAAGGTGAGGTAGATCAGGACGCAGGACGTTTCTGGAAGGCCAATCACATGGAACTCCAGAGCGCAATAGCTATTGCAGACGCAGCAAAGTTTTCTGAGAGTTATACACTGGTCAGCCCACCAGACGAAGAATCCAACGGTATTCCTATAATTACAGTAGAAGACCCACGAAATTGTATAGTAGAAAACGATCCAGTACGACCGCTGAAGCGGTTGGCTGGCCTCAAAGTATACATCGATGATATCATCCAACAGCTTGTTGCGGTGTTGTATTTACCTGACCAAATACTTGTCTATTACGGCCCGAAAACAGATTTAGATATGTGTCGGACCGGTGAACGTATTGCCCATGTAGGTTCCGCTGCCGCCGGATTTAAATTGATAGAAGTACACGACAACCCAATTGGTGTCGTACCTCTTGTCCGTGGAGTGTGGCAACCCGAAAGCGGGCTTGCAGAATGCGAAGACGGTGCTTTTGAGATTCAGGATCGTATTAACTATACGATGTTGAAGCGTCTTATTATAGCTAAAAGTCAAGCGTATAGACAGCGTCTCATCGCTGGCGCTAAGATTCCTCAAACTGGACCGAACAAAGGCAAACCCCAGTTTGACCCAGGAGCAGATTTAGTCTGGGTCGTTGAAGATCCTAATACAAAGGTCTTTGACCTTCAACAGGCTGATATTAAGCAACTACTTGAGGCTATTCGAGACGATATCGGAGACCTCGCAGCATTAACACAGACGCCAGTTACTTATCTAACTGCCCATATGGTGAATGTTAGTGGTGACACATTACATGCCGCCCAACATAGCCATGTAGCTAAAGTCCGTCGTCGGATGGATTCTATGGGCTGGTATTTCGAAAATGTTATTAAGCTTTGCTTCCAATATCTTGGAGACGCTAAAGCACAGGAAGTAGATGCTGAATGTCATTGGGCTGACCCAGAGGTTCGGACAATGGCAGAGATGGCAGATTTGGTTGCGAAGTTTAACGGTATCATTCCGCTTGAATTGATTATGGAGCGGGTTGGTTTTACTGCTGATGAAATTAAGCGTGCTATCTTAAAGATGGAAGAAGAGAAAGCCGCTCAACAAGAGCGCGATCTTGAACTCGCCGAGAGACAGGCAGCTATACGTGCTGCCGGTAGTCGCATACCACAACGTAGTGGCGGTGGTTCATCTGGCAGTGGTGATGGCACAAATAGTCCTAGTGGCTCTGGCAGTCCAAAGGGCAAACCGGGTAGTCAACCCAAGAAATCGTAAGTCTAGACCCTAGAGGGGTTCAATTATGTCTAGTGAAAACGTCCCGGAGACGGAAACTGACGCAAATGAAGAGGTAGAGGAAACAGAAAACGCCAAAGAGAGGGAAGTCGTCGCAGAAATGAAGTCCGAAGGGCTTCCGGACGACCCTGAGGTTCTTCGTCGTGAGATTGCGAAACTCCGTAAAGAAAATGCAGCAAAGCGCATGAAGAACAAAGAGATTGAAGAAGCTGCTAAGAAGTGGCAGGAGCATCTTGATTCTCAGAAGAGCGAGATGGAGAAGCTGCAAGATCAGCTTAATGCATTAGCAGCCGAAAACAAGAAATTGGCGCTTGCGCAGAAGCAACGTGATCTCGCTAAGGAATATGGCGTAGACCCCGACCTCGAAGAATTTATCGTCGGTGATGACCTAGATGAAATGACGGAGAAAGCAAAGAAGTTGGCTGCTAAGTCGAAGAAGAAGCCTCCTGACGCAACAGATATGCGCGCAGGAAGGGCTTCTCCTCCTCCGCAGTCTACTACTAATTGGTTAAAAGAACTCATGAAATAGGGTTTAGAAAATGGCTAAATATGATGAGACCCTGGATCGGAGTCAGCCGTCGCGTTCAGCGCGTGAGCTACCCGAAACAGTGGCAAATGAAGTTATCAAGGATGTCGTAGAAGACTCTGTTGCTCTACGACTCGCCCGCACCTTCCGTATGACTGCTTACCAGCACCGTATGCGGGTGCTGAAGGCATTTGCGGACGCCTACTGGCTGACCGGTACTGATGATGTACGTGACGGTCCCGGTAGCGGTACTCAGAAAGAAAAGGACAGCGCCGTTAAGGGCCGGACCAAGGTGGAATGGGACAACGTGTTCCTGACCCCCGAGGAACTTGCGGTTCTAGTTCCGGTGCCGGATGCCTGGATGGACGACTCGGATATCGCCTGGGAAGAGATTCGCTCTGAAATTGTGCGAGCTTTTGCTAAGAAGATTGACGAAGCGATCTTTTTTGGCGCCGGTGGTGTTCCTGGGACTATGGGTGCTGGTCTAGTATCTGACGCTAAGGCTGCTGGGAACGTCGTCTACAAGGGTCAGGGTGCTCCGGAGGGTAACTCCACCCACGAAGACCTCGCTCTGGATATTGCTGCTCTTGGTGAGCTACTTGACAGCAACGGTTACATGCTCTCTGGCTTCGCTACTCACCCTGGGTTTAAGTGGCGGCTACGCCGGCTTCGTGACCAGGACGGTCAGCCGATTCTTCAGCAGGTTGACGGCGGGTTCGCACTATATGGCGAGCCAATGGTTGAGGTGCGAAACGGCTCCTGGGACCGCAGTGAAGCCGCGATGCTTGCTGGTGAATGGGACAAGCTAGTTGTCGGCATTCGTCAGGACATCACTTTCCGTGTGTTCGATCAGGCAGTTCTGACAGACCCGAGTAGTGGTTCCGTTGTTTACAACGCCGTCGAGCAGGATGGAAAGGTCCTTAGGGCGGTCATGCGTCTAGGTTATGCTGTGCCGAACCCGGTTAAGGCTCTTGGGGGCCAGTACCCGTTCGCGGTGCTGAGCGACACAGACGAATCTTCCGCTTAATCGATAGAGGGGTGGGATTTATTCCCACCCCTCTCTTTTTTGGGGGAGAAGCA